CAAAACCCGGGTTATGAGAAAACGGATCACAGCTTAAATACCGATGGGATCGGAGAGAAGCCGGGACGCGTTTATGAGAAGTACGATCTAAAGTTAACAGACGCGTTTTCCGATGCAGAGAATTCTAGTGTGAACAATATCAATCCATTGACACATAACTATACACCATCTACTTATAGTAACATGTCGAAGGGTAGCTTCTCTATACCTAATGTTGGTAGTCACGTATGGGTGTTCTTTGAATCCGGCGATCCTCTAGAGCCTGTATATTTTGCTGTTAGTTACGGTGATAAAGATTGGCAAAGTATATTTGACATAACAGACGATGACCGCGGCCAGGACTACCCAGGTACATATGAGAACGTTAGTAAGGATCAGGATAAAAGCTTTACAACTGATACAGAAACATATAGAAATAAATTTGTAATAAATCAGAAGGGCGGCTCTTTAGAATTTGTTAATACTGATAATAGAGAAATCCTCAAGATGACTCATTATAGTGGGTCATTTAAAGAGTTTAATAATAAAGCAAATGTCGAACTAGCATCCCATAACGATCAGAAGCTGATACTAAATGATCAATTTGAGACAGTTAACGGATCTAAAAATTCGTACGTCGAACGCGACTATGATTTTATTGTAAGAGGTGATAGGTTTAAGAAGATAGGTACTCTTGATGTTGATAATATGAAGCAATGGAGGAATGTCATGTCAGCGATTGCAGACGTTAAGCAATTGTTTGATATTAAAAGAGCGACATCGAATGATTGGACAAGCCCGAATCAAGCTCAGGATGGTCAATTCGCACCATGCCCGGTGTGTAATCCCGCTTCTAGCAAATTTGATCCTAGCATGTACGGGACTATAATTAATAAATTTAATAAAGTAGGATATAAGCAGAGTACAGAAACCCCCGGGATAGATAATTACCCGGACGCGATGGATTGTGGAGGTGAAGGATGCCCTACTGTATGTGATGAGCTCGGCCACACCGTTAGTCAAGGAGTAACAGTTGATCCTAGACGGTACCCGGATTATAGTATCCTACTACCCACCCCAGGTAAGGTTTTTGATGAGACTTGCCCCGCATGCGGCGGTTCTGGTATAAGCCCTAGTACAATGGACGGTACATGGAAACCGGAAGATAAAAAGGAGATTGAGTCGTTTAAAAAGATTATAATAGATGCTGTTGAGGAGTTGGTAGACGTAGAGCGTGAACTAGGGTTGGGTGGTAGTGAAGATATTATAGTAACTAAGCATAAGACAGAGACCATCGGTACAGTCATGAATGATTTTGGTTCTATACGAGTAGATACTGCCGGTAAAATGTATAATGATAAGGTTGTAATACATAAGAAGGGAGTACTGGTTAATAAGAAGGAAACACCTTTAATTGAATATGTTCACGTCGACGACCTACCAGGAGGATCTTATAATCTGAACGTATGTAATAAGTATAATATCCAGGTCGGAGCAGGAGGGTTATCTATGAAGAGTTATGGTCCGGTGGAAATTTCCGGGACGATAGTCAATACCACCGGCGAGCAGGTGAATGTGTCGAGTGCCAACGAGGTTAATATTGACGGAGGTAAGCGTCTAAGCTTAGTAGGTGATATTATATCTATCAGACAACGGAAACGTGAACAAGTACTTATAGATAGCAGCTTAGGTGTTACTAGAAATCTAATAGTTAATGGTGCATCACATTTTGAAGGAGAGGTACATTTACATCATGTAACTGCGCCGTGTGAAATCCAAGAGACTCAAAACACTAAAATATTCGGTAGAGCAAATCATGAAAAGACTCTTATTATTGGCTACACCTGGAACGGTATACCATGTCCATTACCAGGATGTAGTTATGAACCGGTATACTCGCGAGTTCCTTATGTCGATGATTCACCTTGTGCTGTCGCCGACCACGATAGTCTGTATATGTATCCACATAGTCATTATTTTAAAAACCTACCACTACATCTTAAAGATGAAAACGATAAGGTAAGAGAAGATGCGAAGGTCTGTAATTCTTCTGCTAGAGGGAAAGTTAAACCTCGAGAATGGATGAATGCCACCGGCAAGAGTCGTCCAGGAAAGGGAAGCTCTGGCGAATCCGGAAGTGGTCCAGCTGTATGGATGTCAGAAGGAGCTCCTTACCCAGGTGGACTTTTAGGCGGCATGGGCTCACCTGGATCGCTCGCCGCAGGAGCGAATCTAGGAACTATAACTGACCTCGCGGCTTCACCAGCTGGTGGAATGCTACTTAATGCCGCAACCGGAGGAGCCGGCGGACCGGCATTAGCGGCTGGTAAGACATTACTAGCAGGTGGTAGTCTGCAGGATGCAGCCGGTGCTGCAACCGAAGAAGCTACCGGAGGAATGATCCCTGGTGGTGGTTTACCTGGTTAATCCTCAAATTCGCTCTCATCTTCCATATCGCATTCGAACGTTACTGTATCCTCAACCAACAGCGCGATCTTTTGAGCATCCAAACAGCCTATAGCTACTGGTGAGATTTCACCCTCAATAAGCATCGTATATTTAATATCTTCCATTATACCGATCGCCTCGTATACATTTATATCAAACTCTTCTATATAATGGTTAATGTGATAATTTAACTCTCTCAGGAACTTTCCAATTATATCAGTATCATCAACTATGGGAGAATCTTTTACATCCAGTGCAGTAATTAGATCATCGACTAGATTTTCAATTGCAAAGGACATCGCATCAAGCTGTTCGTCTTTTCTCATTGTATACTATTATATATTAAGACTTTAATAAGTCAAGCTGACCTATAATAAACTTCAGTATGTCGCTCCTAACAATATCATCATCGCTGAATGTAAATGTATATATTCCTTCCTCTTCGCTCTCTTTATTATTAAAGCATTTGAATATTGGAGCGAACCCGGTCTTCCCGTTAATATCGCTTTGCCTCCTATCACCAACAACTATATACTTACTATTATCACCGAATCGAGTCAGTATAGTTACTAGTTCACTCGTAGTTAAATTTTGAGCTTCATCAACAATAACAACACTGTTTCTAAACGTTAGACCTCTAACAAAATTAACAGGTATGCACTCCACCGCACCACTACTCATTAAGTTTTGTCTTGTAGGTATACCTACTATTTCATCCAACTTCTCAACCAGCGGCATACTCCACGGTAGGAACTTATCATCAACCTCTCCTGGTAGTGATCCCATCTTCTGACTAGCAGACTCAACAACACTCCTAATGTATACAATCGAATCCATCGCGCCTTTTTTGATAAGCTCTAGAGCGGACATTACTGCGAGGTATGTTTTCGCGGTCCCAGCTGGGCCGTCTGCTAATACCATGCGGGTTGCGTACTTGGTTGTTAGATCCTTAAAACTTAAATGAGTATCTAATAAGTCGAAGTCATTATGAATTTTAAAATCTAAATCCCAAGTACTTACTTCTTTTTGGGATTTTGGTTTAGACATTATCTAAATTCTAACGTAGCGGCCTCACCGATCTTTTCGCGCGTCTTAACATCTACAGCATCTTCATCTACATACTGCAGCGTTCTAATTAGGTGAGGGAACGATTTGTTAAATTCTTTCTTTTTCTTGCTACCTTTATCTGTACCAACTGATTTCTTTTTAGTCGACTCAACCGGGAGCTTGAGAATATCTTCAACTGTCGGAGCTTTGAGTTTTGGATCTAGCGCCCACATAATGTCATGCTTTTCTGCCCACTTCTTCATCCGTCTGATAGGTACCATTAAGTTAAAACCTTCACCAGCACCGCGGACAATCATACCCACATATGTACCGTTCTTAAGATAAACACCTCCGCCAGACGATCCTGGGAAAGCCGTTACTGTAGTTTGATCAAATTCAACCTTTCCATGAATTCTTCCTACTTGAGAAACAATCCCGGCGGTCATACTGTTAGATCCCATTTGACCTAATAAAGAACCAACATGAAATAGCTCAGTGCCGATCGGTATAATACTAGCCTTATCTGCCAGATGGAACCGGGCGCTTGCTTTGCCGTAATCTTTAGCCCTAACCATAAGAAGAGCTAAGTCTTCTCCATCATCCGCATCACTGTACTTGACTACAGTGGCATCCATATTAATTTCACCAACTCTACGTCCGCCCTCTACTAACTCCTTAATTATTCGAACATCGTCAAACTCGACTAATTTAACAGGATTACCTTCCTCTATAACCGTCCGGATGTTTCGTAGGTTATCAACAACATGGCCACATGTCCAAACGAATGTGACAACCTCATCACCTATCTTTCGTGTGATTAATACTCCAGAACCTTCTGACTTACTATACCGGCCTTCAGACCTAATAGTAACAGATATATCTTGTAAGTAATTCGCAACTTTCAGTGTCTCTTCAGCTGACTTTGTATCAGCTTGACTGAACGTTAAAGGTAGTAATAATGAGGTTAGTAATAGTGCTGTTAATGTTTTCATATAAATATTTATGTTAGTCTTTCTTAATTCCAGTGGGTCCTTTGTAACAAGTTGTTAGAAATATTAAAATACCTACTAATAACCCGACACCTAGCATGATTCCTAACAGCATGCTGCTAGGAGTGGTGGTATCTAGAGTACTGGTATCTTGCTGATACTCATCTACTGTAATGTTCCCGTCCTGATTTGTATCGATAATTTCAAACGGTACTCTTATCATAGGAGGTGGATTTACGCTATCAACCTGCGGTCTATGCTTGTTAATAGTTAAGCACGACGTCAGTAGTAGTGTAGCTATTGTTATAAATAAATATCTCATCTCATTTTACTCGGAACGGCGTAGAAACCAACAATCATAAAACACAAGTCCATAAACGAGGTTAGTAACAAACCACCGGAAAGTTGTACAACAGTCCACTCTTCGCCTCCAAAAATCCACGAGAACAGACCTAATCCTGCCCCATCACCTTTAGGCACGACAACATCATATGAGATGTGTGGGTTGAGCGCGTAGAAAATCATCAAGTAGCACATGGTAAATGTGATGCTCATGAACAAGACGCGTCTTGTTACCTTAACGAACGGGTCAGAAGCTTGTTGTATTTGGTTGTTTAATACTGCATCGACTATCTTATCATCTCGTGCAGCTAACAGCAACATGTTCTGCTTTTTTTGTTCTAACCAATGGTTGACAATATTGACCAGGAGCTTCAGACCTGCTCCTAAAGCAGCGCTCATGATCGCACCGCCCATTAGGATTACTTTCCTCCTAACATGCCGGCAACACCACTAACAACTGATGGGATGGCTGCAGCAAGCGGTCCTATTTCATCTAATCTAGTCTTCGCATGCTTCTCAATTAAATCGTAAGCTTCTCTCTCGCCGCATGGGCTATCCGGTCCTGTGTTACCACTAACTAGCTCATCTAGACTATCTAGTAATGCCTGGATCATTGCTTGCTTCTTAATACCTGTAATATTCTCACCGGGTTCTAAATCTGTAATATTGTCCTCGCCTTCATCGTAACCATCTTCTTGTTGTACAGCTGGTGCCTGAGCATTACCACCTGTAACTTTATTAGCTACATTAGTGCCGGCTGTAACAGCCGCTTGCTGACCGGCAGTCTTTAGTAATCCAGGCGCCGCGCTTTTGAGAGCCTGTAGCCCTCCACTTACAAGCGCGCCTATTTCATCAATCCGCTGCTCAGCTCCTGTAGGATATACATCTTTAGTATATGCCTCGTTAATAAGATCCATATCTGTTTTATGCTTCATGTAATTATTTAGTCTCTCGCAGTTAAATCTTCAGGTTTCTGTACCAAGCATGCTTAAATGCTACGCTTAGTTTGTATGTAGTCATATTATCAAACCCCTTCACTGTAGGATCTGAATCAACATCGCCGAATTTAAACACGTAAGTATTAAATCTAGCCGAGTCAGTCATATCTATTGGCGTTATTGTTGTTGATGTAGGACCTACACCAATACAATGAACACCGGTCAAATTCGCAAATGAAGTTTCGAAAACGGCGCGCTTCGTTACACTATGGTCACCTGGAGAGTATGTATCGATAAGCAGAGGTGTTTCGAATGATTTAACACCAGAGAAGTCATGAACCGGCGCCCCTTTCCCGCTCACTGCCCCAGATAGTGTATGGCTACGATTTCTCCATGAACCATACGAAGCAAACGCTTCATTACTCGTAGATACAAATGCACTTCCGCCAGCAACCGGGATTGCCTCGACCTCTGTCCAATTACCAGCTGTGTCTGGACATAGTCGCCTTCTTTCCTCTTTACCTATTAAACTTGCTAGCTCTAATGATGTTATAAGAGGTGTATGTGTCCATGGACTCCAGCTATCTATCATAGTAAAGCCGCTACCAGCCTTCGGATCAACCGGTAGAGCTGTCTTTGAGTCTACTGAACCGTAGTCATGATATTGTTGTCTTTCCGCTAGTCCGAATGTACCGCCATTATTCACGACATTACCTTTCAATGGATCCATTTTCTTCCAGCAAAATTCATCACTGGTAAATGTTAACACCCCGCCCTGGCAGTAGGTATATGTTATAGTAAGCATCGGCGACCCGGCCCCTGTGTTGTTAGGTTCTAAGAACATTATATCATACTTCCCGTAAGGGTTTCTAATATCAGATACATTTCTCGTGCTTCGTCCATCCTTCACGCGAACCGGATCGTGAAGACTTCCGGGTGAACCAGTGTATTGTATAACCGGTCCTGGGAACACTCCGGGAAAGCTCATCGCCGCCGGTGTGTTCTTAGGCAGATATTCTCCGTCTCTATATTTAAGTATCCAATCATCATCCCGGACGTTTTGATATACAGAGCTGGTACCCATTAGCTGAGGATATACATCTGCTAAATACGCCTTAGTTGTTATAAAGTCCCATCTGCCTGCTCCTCCTCCTCGGTTAGGTACAAAGTTAGTAAATGTTACAGTATTTTTAGCGGTTGGTGGAGCTTTAGTGTACCAGTGATCGAACGCATCCCGCTCAATCGGGAGCTCCGGTCCAGCCGGCACCTCTACTGTTTTAAATTTAATAGTCGGCGAGGTGTTACTAACATCTGGAATTTCAGCCATCATGGCCGGCCATTCGACATATGATTTAAAATCTCTAGGTTTGTAGTTAACAGTCGGAGAGTCTTTTGCTTTAATAGCCCAGTCTGGAGGATTGACTTGGTCACCGCCTAAGACCCACGGATTCTCACTAATAGTTGCATACTCTTTAGTTGGGTAGCTCAGCCTAGTGTCACCATTATACCACCTGTTAACATAACCGTACTGCGGTCCTAGATTAATAGATCCAGGAGCGTAAGGTTCATTAGCACAGCCAGTAATATCATAAGGTATAGCAATACCGGATTGGTCGACAATACACATACCGTTACCTTGTATGCACTCGTAACCGGTAAGTAAGTATTCAAACGTTACCGGGTCTCTTGCGTTATGCCACTCTTTAGCAGTCGGTATTGATTTGTATCTCGGTACGTTCCCGGGTTCCCAGGTTACTATCAGCTGA